GTCAATGTCGCCATGGCGCTCAACCCATTCGGCCTAATTGCAGGAGGCATAGCCCTTCTAGTAGCTGGCCTAGTCACCGCCTACAACAAGTTCAGCTGGTTCAAGACCGGCGTGAACGCATTCTTGAACATGATGCTCGCAGGCGTTGAGATCTGGGCTAACGCCTGGATCTCAGCCATCAACGGAATCATCAAAGGCTTGAACTACATCAACCCTTTCGACGACATCCCCAGCATCCCAAGCGTCAGCTTGCCCCGAATCGGAGGAGGAGGAGACGGCGAACCGACTCGATGGCTTGCAGAAGAGAACCGGGGAAGCATGCCTACGACGATGACATCGCCAACCATTCCCAACCTCATCCCAGCCGGTGCAGGAGCAGCCACAGGAGGCGGAGGCAAAGCAGTCAGCACATCAGTCAGCCGCGCCATTCCAGCCATGTCAACCGCCCTGCCGGACTATGTCATGGCCGAACTAGAAGCAGTAGAAGCCAAGCGGGAAGCCCGCAGCATCACAATCAATGTGAACGGAGGCTTCGCCACAGCTGACGACATCGCGCAGACCACCGTGAACGCCCTACGACAGTACAACCAAAGCCACGGCCCCATCCCCGTCGAGATCGGCTAATGGCCGCCGTCACCATCCCGAACGCAGGCACCTACGACCTACTCGTAGATGTCGGCTTCCTTGTCGACGGCTTCACCCTTGATGATCCAGTCAAAGGCCTTCTTGATGGCACGACCTATGTACTCGACGGAACTACAAGCTTCGCCAGCGTCGCTGAAGGCACCCTCAATGTGTCAGTCAAGCGAGGCCGACAAGACGAGAACGACGCTTTCACCAGTGGCACAATGAACTTCACCTTGAACGACACGCTTGCCGACGGCGTATTCAACCCCTTTGACGACGACCCATCTAATCCGTACTATGACCAGGCTCTAGGCGTCCCAGGGCTTGCACCAGGCCGACAAGTCAAGCTCATCCGCTACGACAACGCGAACAACGCTGAACTTTTATTCGTTGGTTATGTCGTCAACTACGACTACAAGTTCACGCTTGGCGGCAACGACACTGTCACCGTGTTCTGTGTCGACAACATGTACCGGCTTGCTCAGACATTCATCCCAGGACAGAACCCGAACAAAGAGTTCACCGGCGACCGAATCAACTGGGTGCTCGACCTACCAGAAGTTGACTACCCAACAGGCTCAGCCCGCAACATCGACCCAGGCACTGTTGAGCTAGGCGGCTCCAGCCAATACGCCATCACAGACGGCCAGAATGTCAAGTCATACTTTGACCAGATCACCTACAGCGCAGAACGAGGCCGCATCTTTATCGACAGAGAAGGCGTCCTAGTCAGTCAAGACCGCATTGGCTTTGTCTCAGGAACCCCAGAGATTGCATTCAGCGACGACGGCACAGGCGCCCCATACCGAGACCTAAGCATCGCGTTCCGAGCAGAAGACATCATCAACCTCGTTGAGGTATCCACCCGAGGTAGCCACACTGGCACCGCCCAAGACCTCGCAAGCCAGAGCACCTACTTCATCAAGACATTGTTCATTACCGACAGCCTTCTCGAATCCAACACTGCAGCAATTGACCTGGCCGACTATCTGCTCTACCCCGAACCCTTTGCCCGCTTCGACGCCGTAGAGACCTGGTACGGAAGCCTCACCACCAGCCAACGAGATGACGCCAGCGTTCTCGACATAGGCAGCTACATCAGCATCGAGAAGGAGATCTTGATCGGTGGCAGCCCCAGCCCCCTTACGCAAGATCTGACGATCGAAGGCGTAGAGCACCGAATCGACTTCGCCCGAGGCCACAGCGCCAGGTACTACACAAGCCCCGCACTAGTCACTTACGACTTGATCCTTGATGATGCCATCTATGGCGTACTTGACAGCAACAATGTCCTAGGCTGATACCCATGGCAACCCCCACCACTCTCCCCGCCACTTTCGTTGCTGGCAATGTGCTTACCGCCGCACAGATGAACGACCTACGCGGCGCGTTCCGCATCCTGCAAGTCGTTCAGACCCTAAAGACAGACACATTCACCAGCGGAACAATCAATCAAGGTGCTGAAGCCGACATCACCGGACTATCGGCAACCATCACACCATCAAGCACCGACTCGAAAGTTCTAGTGTTCACTTCGGTACTAGGTTCAACACTGGGCACCGCGTTAGCCCTTGCCCCAATGTCGATGTACAAAGTCTATCGAGGCGCGACCGCGATCGGTGTAGGCGATGCAGCTGGAAGCCGCACACGGATCACATCCTTCGACGGTGTATTCACCACATCAGATGGCATGGGCGCAGCCAACGCAATCATTCTGGACTCGCCAGCTACGACAAGCGCAACTACTTACAAGTGCACATTCGTCAATACCGTGATGGCCAATGCAACAGCTGTCTTCTATTGCAACATGACAACAGAAGACGGCACTAATGCGAACTATGTACCAAGGACAGTGTCCTCAATTACTTTGATGGAGATCTCGGCATGACCAATTACTCTCTCGTATTATCTACTAACTACTTGTCATTCCGTTGGCACATGAACGGCGACGAGTACGCGGGAATCGTCTGGGAAGACGACGCACCAAAGCCCACACAAGCACAGCTCGACGCTGAATGGCCTGAAGTTCAGTACAAGTGGCAGTGTGCATCGATTGAACGCGCCCGCCTTACGGCCTACGAGCAGCAGTCCGATCCGATCTTCTTCAAGTGGCAGCGCGGCGACGCCACAGAGCTCGAATGGCGCGAAGCTGTAGCCAAAGTCAAGGCTGACAACCCATACCCACCGGCGCCGTAATGACATGGCTGACAGTGTTCTCGTTGCTCTCATTGGTGGCGGCTTCTCTATTGTTGTTGCACTTATTCATCGACTCATGAAAGACAACAAGCACGACCACGGGATCGTTGCCGACAGCTTGAACCGCATCGAGACCAAGATCGACCGACACATTGAGACCCATGAATAGCAAAGACAAAGCCATTCTTGGCTCCTACGCTCGCAGCTTCCTAACAGGCGCTTTGACGCTCTACATGGCTGGCGAGACCGACCCACGCAAACTGCTCGCTGCTGGCGTCGCTGCGATCCTGCCCCCGTTGCTTCGCTGGCTGAACCCGAACGATCAGGCCTTTGGTCGTGGCAGCAAAGAAGCAAACTAGCCATCGCCCATACACGGGCTTTGACGGCGTAGCAGCCGGCATCACGCCAGGGCTCGACATGCTGATCCGACGACTAGAGCGGGAGACGGGGCGCGGCCTGTGGAATAACGGCGCCTATGGCGTTCGGGACATTCGTAACAAGCCAGGCCAGCCTTCCGTTCACTCGACCGGCAGGGCTGTGGACATGAGCTGGCGAGACATGCCAGACACCCGAGGCAAGCCGAACTACAGGCAAGAAGCCCAAAAGGTCATCAACACGCTCGTAGCCAACGCTGACGCCCTTGGTCTTGAACTCATCATCGACTACTTCCCGCACCCCTGGGGCCGATCCTGGATGTGTACACGCAACCGTTGGCGCAAATACGACCATCGCACGGTGTCAGGCGCCCCAAGCGGAGACTGGTATCACATTGAGATCTCGCCGGCTATGGCAGCCAACCCGCAAGCCATGAAAGCCGCATTAGATAAGGCGTTCGTACCTAATCCACCACAACCCTGAAGTATTGCTCTAGGGTCGGAGACACCGACGAAAGGAGCAAACTATGGCCGAGTGCCGCATGTACATCTACGAGGTCATGAAGACCCGTATCGAAAGCAACCGGGAGGTGATGGTGCAGATCTTCCGTGAGCCAGACACCCTAAAAGTGATCCACGCCCAGATCGCTTTCAAGAACGCTATTGGCGACAGTTGGGGCGTCCCCTACCAGTTGGAGGTAGCAGAATGAGCGCTCTAAAAGCCCCCTGGATGATCCTGGGCTATCTGGCTGCCCTGTTTGGTCTTTCATCGCTCCCAGAGGCTCCTGACGCGTCTGAGGGCATTGTGGAGGCGCCCCCCGCCACCATGCAGACCTACCAGTATGGGGAAGTGCCAGTCCAGGCATCAACCACCACCTCAACGACTACGACTGTCTGGGTTGAGCCGCAACCTAAAAGCGAGTGCGAGATGGCGTTGCAGTTGGCGCTTGATGTGGGCTGGCCGGCTGAACAAATGGCGACCCTTGCTCGCGTGTTGTGGCGTGAGTCGCGGTGCATCCCTACAGCGTTCAACCCAAACGACCCGATGGGCGGCTCGAGAGGCTATGCCCAATTGAATGGGTTCTGGTGCACGCCTTCAAGCTCATGGCCGATCGGCTGGCTGCAAGCCCAAGGCATCATCACCACTTGCGAAGACCTATTTGACCCAGAACTTAACCTCCGCAGCGCCCTAGCGATCTGGCGTAATTCTGGATGGCACCCCTGGGGTATGAAGTGACCCACGACTACTTTGACGAACCACTAAGCGAGGAGACCCGACAAATGATCCACGATGCAAGCTTCCAAGCCTGGAAAGGCTTCTTCGACCAGCTCAGCTTCACGCCAGCACGCATCACCGAAGAACAAAAGCGCCGAGTCGAGCTTGGCAAACGCCTTCGACTGATCGCCACAGACCTTGAGCTGTCAGGCCAAGAGGCCGACGCTCGGGTCATCATGGAAGCAGCCGCGTCACTCATGCGCTCATGACAGTCATCGTCAATCTGACAAGCTGGGAATACCAGCACGCCCTCCAAGAGGCCTACTACAGGCACCGCAACTGGAAAGGCGGCCATAGCTATCAGCACACCGATCAACGAGAAGCCAATGTGCTCGGGGTATGCGGTGAAGCAGCAGCAGCCAAATACCTCGGTCTGAATTATGTGCGTGGAGACGACTGGCAGCCAGGCACCGCAGACCTTGGCCACGACATCGAAGTCAAAACCACCTACTACGAGCACCTGATCGTTATGGGTAATAACCACCCTGACCGGCGCTATGTGTTTGTGGTGAAGCAACGCCATCGCGGCTACCACTACGAGATTCGAGGCTGGGCATACGGCTGGGAAGTCATGCAAGAAGGCACCCACTACCCGCCAGGCAGCGAACGAGGCGGGAAGCACGGCTCCTACTGGCTTGATTCACGCATGCTGCACCCGATAAAAGAACTCAAAGCCACGCTTCTGCTAGAACAGATCTAGAACCCGATACAAGGAGAACCCGACTATGCAAAGACCTCTTGATTTACATAAGCTTGCAACGCCCATCAAAGGCGATCCGCTACATGTGCAACTTATGCGTGAAGTGATTGGCACTTATCTGGTGATTGATTGGGAAGACGGTCATTCAAGCGAAGCTGCGCGATTCGAGACTGTTGTGATGGACATTGCGATATTCTTGAACTGGCGATTGGATAATCGCTGATGGCATTTGATCTCAGCAACTACGAGACCGTTGAAGACCGTCTGATCCGCTTCTGGGAAGACCACCCAGCCGGCCGCGTCTCAAGCGAACTCGTCATCCAAGACGGCGACCAAGTGATCTTCAAAGCCGCCATTTACTTCGACGCAGCAGATCCAATTCCACGCGCTACAGGCTTTGCTGAAGAGCTTCGTGGCTCAAGCCCAGTCAACAAGACTAGTCACCTGGAGAATTGTGAGACCAGCGCTATTGGTAGAGCTTTGGCTAATTGCGGCTATTCGACACGCGGGAAGCGTGCTAGTCGGGAAGAGATGACCAAAGTGCAACGCATGACGGGCGACCAATACGAGAACACACCAAAGTATGTGGGTAGCGCTGCCGTGCGTTCTGGAGGCTTTGCAAGCCCTAAGCAATTAGGCTTCATCAAGAAGCTGGCCAAGGATCGCGAATTAGACGATTTAGGCACCTTAGAAGGCATCCACGAGATACTCGGGGACACAGCAGTCGTGCTCGAGACCCTTACTAGTCAACAAGCCAGCCGCGTGATTGAGTTCTGGAAGTCATGACGCTGACTGTTGGAAGCCTGTTCTCAGGCATAGGAGGCCTTGACCTAGGGCTAGAACGCGCCGGCATGCGCGTCGTCTGGCAATCTGAGATCGACCCCTACGCATGCAAAGTATTAGCGAAGCATTGGCCGGAGGTGCCTAACCATGGAGACATCAAACGAATTGACTGGCGAACAGTTGAGCCTGTGGATGTCATCTGCGGAGGATACCCCTGCCAACCATTTAGCCTTGCAGGACAACGACGCGGCACAGACGACCCAAGACACCTTTGGCCTTGGGTACGAGACGCCATCAGCAACCTACGACCCCGCTACGCAATCCTGGAGAATGTACGGGGACATCTCTCTTTGGGAGGGACCACCGTGCTTGGAGAACTTGCCGAAGTCGGGTATGACGCGGAATGGCGTGTTGTATCAGCAGCCGGATTGGGTGCCGCCCATCGACGCGACAGGCTCATCGTTGTTGCATACCCCAACAGCCAAAGCCAATCAGATGGCTCCAAGCATGAAGTCGGGTTGGTGGCCGACGCCGACGGCCCACGGCGAGAACACAGCAACGAGGAACGAAGCTCATGTGCGACGCTTGGAGAGCGGTATGCGGTATTCCAGCAGGCTGAGCCAAGCGATTGCATTGAACGAGCCAAAAGCTACTGGGTATGTGAACCCAGCGTGGGTCGAGTGGCTGATGGGATTCCCGCTCGGATGGACAGACTTAGAGGCTTAGGCAACGCGGTCGTTCCGCAAGTCGCTGAGTATGTAGGCAGATTGGTGATGGCATACGCCCATGAATGAAGCAACACTGAAGAGCGCGGTCATCAATGTCGCCCGCCGATCCGGCTGGCTCATCCATCACGACTTGCCAGCTATGAACAGACGCGGACGCTGGGCAACCCATGTCGAGGGTGATGTCGGCTTCCCTGACCTGGTGCTACTGTCGCCGAACCATGGGCAGCTTCTCTTCGTTGAGCTTAAGAGCGAGAAGGGTAAAACGACCACAAGCCAAGACAATTGGCTGGGCGCTCTATCTCTTGCTGGTATCGAGCATCATGTCGTTCGCCCTGAAGATCTTGAGTTCATCTGCCACAGGTTGACTAGACCAGAGTTGTACGCATAAAAGAATTGTGAGGAGCCAACTAGCTAGCCAAGACGCATAGGAGCTGAGCAAACTGCAGAAAGTCTCAGCCGGTTAGTTGGTTCTTCAGAGTTCTGGCCACCAGATGGCCCATGATCTGCCAGGGGTCGCGCCCTGGTCGAGTACACGGCGTGAGTCGGGTAGATCAACGCGTACCGAATCAGGCAAGACGAGATGAGACGGTCAAAGCGTTGAAGCGACAAGTTAGTTCTAAGCAAGTGGGACTCGGGTAGAGGCAAGCCGAGGGGTGGAGCATTACACAT